GTGGGGGTGCACTGCATTTTTCGCCGTTTTTCGAAGCGCGTCGTCATTTGGTTGGGGTTGGGGCGCTACTCAGCGCTTCAACCCTCCAAACAAGACGCACGTCGGTCTGGCTCCAGGATTTATGCCGTAAGGCGCCTGAAATTCAGACCGAAAGAAAAACGAGGATTAATGTTCCCCCCACTTGGTGTAATTTACACCAGATCCCTCATGATAGAGAGGGAACCCACTCACGTTTAAGTGTAACTGCGTGAGGCAGTGCAGATCGCTCAAGATGGAGCGGATCCACATTATCGAGATTGCTCTCGATAAAGCGGAAACTTTTCATCAAGGCGGGAAAACCATCAAGTACGTCAGTGCGACGTACTTCCTTTGCAGTCCACGCTTTTACTTCGAAGCGATGGAGTTCCACGTTCCATCTTTTAATGGATCGTGCCTGCGTAAAAGAAGTTCTCCCCAATCCAGAGCTAGTGTCAGCTAGATAAGGCAAAGGCCCTAAATAGCGCTCAATAATATTAAACATGAGCCGGGCGGTCTGCCAGTATCCCTTTTTGTAAAAGAGGTTGGCTGTTGCCGTCCACGATACTAGTCTCTCGGATTGCTGCTTGTTCTCAGGATGCAGATGACGAAGATACGTAGGTGTTACCTCGTACCCGTTAAATGCATCTATGCCACATGACTCTCTGAAGTTTCCACTACAGAAAGTCTTATTGACATTTACCTTGCAATTGTACTTTCGCAGGTAATCGAGAACAATATCCGCATAACGTGCTGGTACGATAATATCGTCACCATACACGTAGATTCCACGTGTAACCTTCAGTAGGTTATACGTGTTCACAGGTAAATTGTCTTTCTCCAAACAGGCAATTACACATATTGTGTAAAAGTACATTGCCTCAATGGGAAAACACAATGCACTACCCATGGACGCAAACTTATTTAATGGACCTATTTTAGATCCATCAGGTAAAGTTGCGTATCTCGACCTACAAGAATCGATGGCTCCCTGAAGTTCAGGGAATTCATCGAACATCTCTAATGCTAAATCCCGTGGAACACGGTCGCTAGCATCAGAGAGGTCAATCGTTACAAATTGACCTGAGGCCGAGGAAGTCAAAGCCAAGTTTCGATTGATCGACTGGTCACTAAAATTCAAGTGACCGCCGGCCAACCTACTTCCCTCTAAAGCCTTAACAAGCTCTCGAAGGATGCCCTGTTGTGCAAATTGCATACAAGCAGGCTCGGCTGCAATGACTCTGGGTGCTTTCAGCGTTTTCGGAACGAGAATAACCCTAACGGGTATTTCCTCGTTCTCTGGCACAATCGTTACTTTCTCGAGATCCTCCAATGAATTTGCAATCCCAATAGGGAAAGCCGATCCAATCAGAGGAAAGTAAGGCTCGAGACGACTATGCCACATACGCCAATCGTACTTCTGATTTCCAGAAACGCGATCGGCAGTAGCACCTGAACTATGCTGTGGACGTAGTTCATCGACGTTTATACGTCGTAAACAATCATTCCATAACATCTTAGACACGAGCGAAAAAGATGCTCGCATCTCGGTAGATGCGGAAAAAGCTGAAAGTTCGCACTCTACATCCCTATACGATAAAACCGCCCTAGCCATCCTTTCGGATGAACAGGGTAGCTTCATCTTTTTGAAGGTGAGACATATTTGCCTCACAGACTCAACAAGTGTTGAGGTTTCATCAGTGTAGGGTAAGAGATTACCTGATTTCCTGTCGAAAATCAGACTGGTCATACCTTGCAGAAATGCAGGGATTGACCCAGCTTTCCTGAAATTCCGGAAAGCTGTTGAGTCTATATGCCCCACTGCCAGGCTTCTTTCGAAGTCACTAGCAAACTGGGGGAGGGTTATCGTTAGAAATGATAACCCTTCATTTTCGACACGTGAGTCCAAAGTTTGGATATCACGTAAATCGGAAACATCGGCGGAACACTTTGCACAGGCGTCTCTATAGACTGCGTGTGCGAATTCCTGATAGTCACTTACGTGCATTACGAGTTGCCTCCTAACTAGGGGGTCGACTCACCAGCCACGTATGTCTACTTCATCTTGCGATGTGCCAAACTATCTATCCTTCGCATTCACCCGAGACTTCTTGGGCGAAGCTAGTTTAGACAGTTTCTTTTCATGCGCAACAAGTGCGGCCTCAATACGAAGTCGCAATTTTGCCGTGAAAGGCCAACACACGGTACAACCGGGTTGGCAACACGCGCACGGCGAATTAACGCCGACGCGTCTTGTTCTGTCTGACATTAGCTTTCTCCTTTTTCTCGGCCGGCCTCCATCTCTGAAGGACGGCCGAGAGTAAAACGGGTCCAAACAATTTAATCGCTTGGACACCGATATTTTTGAAGTCATCCATTGTCGAAGGACTAACTGTAGGGTCATCATTATCATGGTGATCAACAGTTGGTATTTCATTCTGTGACATTTAACCTCCGGTATTACAACCGGGGGAATGCCACAGTTGCAATGGTTTAGGGTTCAGTAACGGCGAATTCTACGATCAAGATTCTTGACCGAAGACCTTACCGATTGCTGTGCTATCCAACCAGGTTTTAAAACCGGTTGTCTGTTGAGTAACTTCTGTCACGGAAAACCC